TAAAAAGGGCGTAGACGGATTGCTGTTTGGTGTTAACAGTTTTACAGGTATGGCTTCGTCACCTTTTAGAATGCTGCTCGGTAGCATAACTACATACGCAGGCTATAACTATTTGTTTAACCTACAAGATTGGCAACAAGGCAACAGGTCTGACGAAGAGTTTATAAAAGCTCTAGCAGGCAGCGCAGGCATAGAACTGCTACTTATGGTAGGCGGACAAAAGATCCTACACCTACTTGGCGCTGCTAAAAATAGTGCGCAGTGGGTAGCGATATACACAGCAGAAATACAAAAGGCTATCGTCGGCTTAGGAGGTGTTATGGCAGGTGTGGGCGGATTAGTTGCCAGCAAGCGAGCAATAGACTTCAGCATAGAAGAAAAGAAAGAACTAATAAAAGTAACACGTCAATTAGGTATTGATCACAATGTTGACGTTTCAGTAATTATAGCAGAGCTCGAAGAAGAGCTCAACGTATACGAATAGGACTAACAATGAAATTACATCACTTAATGGAGATTAATGATTTAGAGCGTATTGACGAAAACCCGTTTAGCTTTGTCGCACGAGGCATCGGCGCTGGGTATGATATTGCTACTGACCTTGGCCGAAAAGTGTTTAGAGTTTCAAAGAACAGTCCCAGCAGTCAAATTGATAAAGCATTCTTTGATGAGCTTAGTGATGTAGAACAAACTGAACTTATAGCAAAGCTAACTAAAGAAGGCAACGTAGAACAACTTAACAGCCTACTTAAAAACAAAGCATGGACCAAGACCGCAGTTGCCAACGCAAATACCAAAGACGGCATGGGTTTACCAAAAGGACCAGGTGGCATCGAAGTACAAGAAGTAATTCGAGCAAATATGGGCGATCCAACTGCTATGGTTTCTATTGTAAGAAAGTTAGTATCTCCAGCAATGGCTAAAGACACAGAGCAGCTAATTCAAACAGCCACACGTAATTTAAAAGACGGTGACTTAGCTACAACACTGCTAAATCGAGGCGCAGACGATATCACAACTAGTATAGCAAAGGTTGATGTTGAAGAAGTACCAGTACAAGTAAAGCCTGACGCAGTACAAGATCAGCTGATAGCGATGGGACTAAAGCCTAAGGACGCTGCTATAATAGCAAAGCCCGGCTCAAATGATTTGCCGATAAAAGGTGCCAAATATGATATTGACACACTAGCAAAAGCAGCAGATGAAATTGCTCCGAACGATGCTGCTACACTAGCAAAGCCTACTAGATCTGATTTGCCAGCAGCAGGTGCTAGAGCAACAAAGGCAACAGCAACAAAAGCAGACGACCTAGGTAATCTTGCTAAGGCAAACGCAGAAGATTTGCCTAAGAAAGGCAAGACACTGCCAAAAGCAGCAGCAGTAGGCGCAGTCGCAACAGCAGTTGGCATAGGCGCTGCTCACACTGTAGCAAGTGCTACTGTAGATAAAGACAGCGATCGATCTCAGGCAAGTCCAAACGCACGATCGAACGCACAGTCAACCACAGCGGCAAACGCACAGTCAAAGCCAAAGACTACGAGTTCAAAGCCTAAGTATTATCCCGGTGTTACAGAACCTAATTACAGAAAAAGCCTTAGTATTGCTCAGAAAGCACTCGAGCGAGCAGAAGCCGAAGACGGGGTTGCTGCTCTAGCAAACGTACACAATCAAAAGCAAAAAATCAAGATGTATCAAGATCATTTGTTAGCAACACCTCGCACAGAAAAAGGTAAACGCATACATCATCGTAATATGCTAAACAGGTCAGCAGTAGCAGCAGGCCAAGCTGGCGATCAAAAAACTAGAGCAAAGTATAAAAAGCTCGCAGCACAGATTAAGGTTTAACATATCTCCGTTTTGTCAGATAAATAATACATAATAGGAGAAGTCAAGTGGCAGTGGTCCAAATAAGTAAAATCCAAGTTCGTAGAGGTAAGAAAAATTCAAGTTCGGGTTTGCCGCAGTTATCCAGTGGTGAGTTTGGTTGGGCTGTAGATTCGCAAGAGCTTTACATTGGTAATGGTTCAGTTAGTGAAGGAGCACCTGCTGTTGGTAACACTCAGATTTTAACTAGTGAATCTAATTTGTTTAACATTGCCGATCAGTACTCATACAAATCTGCTCAAGGGTACGTTGCTACTAATACAACAGGCAACACAACTAGATCACTACAGAGCAAACTAGACGACTTTGCTAGCGCTGCTGACTTTGGCATGACTGGCGATAGCACGCAAGATGTAACAGCACTTCTTCAAAACGCAATCGATCAACTGTACATTAACACCAGCACTGCTGGGACAGAATCCAGCAGAGTAACACTACATTTTCCAGCAGGTGTTTACACTGTAACTGGCACAGTTTACATTCCACCGTATGCTTCTTTAGTAGGCGAAGGCGCTGACAAAACTATAATTAAAAACACAGGATCCCAGGCAACTGTGTTTGCTACGGTTAACTCTGATAGCACACCTGGTTCCCCAGCTAACGATAGCACATCAACAGTACTCAATCAAGCTACTAATCTTAAGATTGCTAACATGACTCTACAAACTACAGAGAACAATGTCATCTTACAAATGGATAGCTGTAAAGATAGTTTGTTTGAGAACGTAAGTTTCAAAGGCGCATGGAGTAGTACCGATGGTATAATAGTTGCTAGCGCTGGTGTAAAGATGAACAATCTAAGCGCAAGTGTACAGAGCAATGACAACATGTTCCAGCACTGTACTTGGCAAGGTCTTAGCTATGCTGTTTATAGTGACTGGGACATTAGCTACAACACATGGACAAAGAATACATTTTCTGATCTAGGTATTGGCATTGCGCTAGGTACTGGGTTGAGTTCATTAGATAGCTCAACAGCAAGCGGCAGAAGAACAGGCGCACAGCACAACAAGGTACAAGACAGTAAATTTGTTGATGTATACCGTCAGGCACTGTATTACAAGTTCGGCGGATATAACACCAGTGACAGCAATACTTTTAACTTTGTAGGCAACAACGGCGGCGCTGATTACGAAGCGCAGTACGCAGTGATGCAGTATGACACAAACGGCAACGTGAGCATAGACGATTTCTTTTCAAGAGCAGAAACCCTTGGTAACGATATGAACTACATTAGTTACCCTTATATTGCAGAAATAAAAGGCTCAGTGATTCACTCAAGTAGACACAGTTTATATACTAATACAATTGCTCCTACGAGCGGTGTATATGTAACAAGGTTTAGACTACCGCTTGACACTAGTGCGCAACAGATCGAAGTTCACTATCACCTAAAGAGTCTAAACTACTCGATGGCACGTTCGGGCATTCTTCGTGTTACCTCGGAGACAAATGATTCTAAAGTTAGCGACGACTATGACTATATGGGCGACACTGACAAAGAAACTAGTGTTGTCTTTGACGTAAATCATCTTGACAAAAACGCTGACAGTGTAGCTGAAACACTTGACATGACTGTAAAAAGTTCTATGCCAAATGACGATGTTACCGAGCTTCGTTACACTGTAAAAATCATAAAATAATTTGCGAAAAATCAATTTAGCAGCATATATTCTCGCCTCATCTCGAGATACATACATTACTTAAGAGAAAAAAGAAGTTGACATTCTTGCTCAAACAAGTTAATATAAAAAATAAAATATGGAGACGTCATGAATAAAGACATTATGATCGTGAAGCGGGATGGTTCTCGCTCACCCCTCGACATCGAGAAAATACACTTTGTAGTAAGCGAAGCTTGCGACGGGTTAGCAGGAGTAAGCAGTAGCCAAATCGAAATGAATGCCAATATACAATTTTATAACGGCATGAGTACACACGAAATTCAAGAAATCCTTATCCGAAGTGCTAGCGATCTAATCAGTCTCGACACTCCAAATTATCAGTATGCTGCTGCTAGACTTTTGTCATACGGAATTTACAAGCAGGTAAACGGCCAATACGAAAGCATTTCACTAGAACAAATTATTCAAAAGAACATTGATCGTAATGTTTATGACCCAGAGATCCTAACCAAATATACCCAAGAAGAAATTCAAAAGCTAGATAGCTACATTAATCATAAGCGTGATGAAAACTTTACTTACGCAGGCTTGCGTCAGGTAGTAGATAAGTATCTTGTACAAGATCGATCAAGTGGTGAAATTTTTGAAACGCCGCAGTTTATGTACATGATGATCGCAGCAACACTGTTTGCTGATTACCCTGCTGACACAAGACTACACTACGTAAAGAGATACTATGATGCAACGAGTCTTTTCAAAGTTAACATCCCCACGCCTGTTATGGCAGGGGTTCGTACGCCAATTAGGCAGTTTGCTAGCTGTGTGCTTGTCGATAGCGATGATACTCTTAATAGCATTTTTAGTAGCGACATGGCTATTGGCCGCTATACTGCTCAGCGTGCCGGTATTGGCATCAATGCTGGTCGTATACGTGGTGTCAACAGTAAGATCCGCGGCGGCGAAGTAGCGCACACCGGCGTTGTTCCGTTCCTAAAGAAATTTGAATCTACCGTACGCTGTTGTACACAGAATGGAGTACGTGGCGGCTCAGCTACTGTACACTTCCCGTTTTGGCACCAAGAGATGGAAGACATCCTTGTGCTTAAAAATAACAAAGGCACAGAAGACAATCGTGTACGTAGACTAGACTATTCAATTCAGCTTAACCGTACAATGTACGAGCGTTTGCTAAGCGGCGGAGACATTACACTTTTCTCCCCGCACGACGTGCCGGGCTTGTACGAAGCGTATTTTGGTGACGCAGACCATTTTGAAGAACTGTACACCAAGTACGAAAACAGCCGCTCTATTCCAAAGAAGAAAATTCCAGCAATGGAGCTATTTTCTGAGATGATTAAAGAACGTGCTGAGACCGGGCGTATTTACATCATGAATGTAGACCACGCAAACACTCACAGTTCTTTCTTAGACCCAGTGTTTATGAGTAACCTGTGTCAAGAGATTACGCTGCCAACTACTCCGCTAGGACATATTGATGATCCAGATGGCGAGATCGCACTATGTATTCTAAGTGCTATTAACGTAGGGCTTATTAACGACCTTGGCGATCTTGAGGCACTATGTGAACTAGCAGTTCGTGCGCTTGAGCAAATCATTGATTATCAGAAGTATCCTGTAAAGGCTGCTGAGATCTCAACCAAGGCTCGTCGTTCGTTGGGTATTGGTTACGTTGGACTTGCTCACTTCTTAGCTAAGAACAAAGTGTCTTACGATAACAACGAAGCAGCACAATTGGTACACAAGCTCAGCGAAAGCTTCCAGTACTACTTGCTCAAAGCATCTAACAAACTAGCACAAGAGCGTGGCGAGTGTGAATACTTTGATCGTACAAAGTACTCCAAAGGTATCCTTCCAATCGACACTTACAAGAAGGACGTTGACGAGGCTATCGGCGAAGTAGAACTACAGCACGACTGGGACGCTCTGCGTGAAGACATTGCTACTTGGGGCTTACGTCATAGTACACTGTCGGCACAGATGCCAAGTGAAAGCTCCAGCGTAGTATGTAACGCTACAAACGGCATTGAGCCGCCACGTGGATACCTAAGTGTAAAGAAGAGCAAGAAAGGTCCACTCAAGCAAATCGTACCACAGTTCCAGTCACTAAAGAACCACTACACTCTGCTTTGGGAAATGCAAGGTAATGAAGGATACATCAAAATTGTTGCGGCAATGCAGAAGTTCTTCGACCAAGCTATTTCTGCGAACTGGAGTTACAACCCAGTACACTTTGAAAACAACGAAGTGCCAATGAGTGTTATGATGCAGGACTTGTTGACAACTTACAAGCTAGGTTGGAAGACAAGCTACTATCAGAACACTTACGACTATAAAGTAGATCCTTCGGAGCTTACCGAAGAGGAAGCAAAACCAGTTGAGCTACAGCAGAGCCAAGTCGAAGAAGACGACGAGCTTTGCGAGGCTTGCGCAATCTAAAGGTAAACACACATGAGCAAGACAGTATTCAATCAAAATAAAGTAGACTTCACAAAGCAAGACATGTTCTTCGGTGAAGAGCAAAACACTCAGCGTTACGACGTTTTTAAATTCCCTGTGTTTGATAAACTTAATCAAACTATGCTAGGGTACTTTTGGCGGCCAGAGGAAGTGAGTCTACAAAAAGACAGAGCTGATTACGCAAACTTCCGACCCGAGCAGAAACATATCTTTACTGCTAACTTGAAGTATCAAACACTGCTTGATTCAGTACAAGGCCGAGGCCCGTGCCTAAGCTTCTTGCCTCATGTGAGTATTCCTGAGCTCGAAGGCTGTATTGTTACTTGGGACTTCTTTGAAACTATCCACTCACGTAGCTACACGCACATCATGAAGAACATCTATGCTGATCCAAGCGAAGTGCTTGACACTATTCTTGAGGACGATCGTATCATTGAGCGTGCTGTATCAGTTACTAAGAACTACGATACTTTTAACGAAGCAAGTGACAACTGGTTCCATCATAGAAAAGGATCCATGCGTGAAGTAAAGAAGAAGATGTACCTTGCTATGATGAATGTAAACATTCTCGAAGGCTTGCGCTTCTACGTTTCATTTGCTTGTACGTTCGGCTTTGGCGAATTGAAAATGATGGAAGGCAGTGCTAAGATTATTTCACTTATTGCTCGTGACGAAGCACAGCACTTGGCATTAACTACGCATATTTTGAAGTTGTGGGCACAGGGCAAAGACGATCCAGAAATGGTAGAAATTGCTAAAGAGTGCCGCGAAGAAGTATACGACATGTGGCGTGAGTGTGTATCAGAAGAAAAGGCCTGGGCAACATACTTGTTCAAGGACGGCTCTATGATCGGTCTTAACGAAACACTGTTACACCAATATGTTGAATACATTGCTAACCGTCGTCTCAAGGCAATCGGTTACGACGCTATCTTTGATGCGCCGGTTAACACCAACCCACTGCCGTGGACGCAACACTGGCTCAGCTCTAGCGGCTTACAGGTTGCTCCGCAAGAAACAGAAGTTGAATCTTATGTTGTTGGTGGTATCAAGCAAGACGTTAGCAATGACACACTAAAAGGTTTCAAGCTTTAATTTACAAAGCTGTGGATAACTAACTTGACGTGTTTGGCTAACTAGTATATTATAAGTTTATGTTTAAAGGAAACAACAATGATTATTGAAACTGCTTACAAGCAGGGTGATATTGTGTCTGTAAAATTAGCAAGCGGCGAAGAAGTCGTAGGTCGATTTGACAGCGCAGCAAACGGCGGCATTACGCTGATCAAGCCAATGATGCTTGTAGCTCAGCAACAAGGCCTTGGCCTTGGGCCGTTTATGTTTAGCGCAGCGCCAGACAGCAAATTTACTATTCGTGAGGCAGCACTGTCTTGCGTAGTAAAGACTGAAGCTGATCTAGCTAAGCAGTACACCACTTCTACTACAGGCATTGCTCTGCCATGAACGTAGTATGGAGTAAACCTAATTGTCCTTTCTGCGTAAAGGCAAAAGCGTTACTTGATGCCAAAGGTATCGAGTATGAGGTGCGTGAGATCGGTTCCGGTTTCACTCGCGAAGATTTGCTTGCGGCTGTGCCACAGGCAAAGACAGTACCGCAGATTTTTCTTGACAACAAGTTAATCGGCGGCTATAATGAACTAGAGTCAATGTTTAAGGAGTAAATTATGACACTACATGAACAAATTGTACAAGAGTTCAACAACTACATTAAAGAGTCGGAGCTTTTTGATGAGAAAGACGTTAAGGCAGCAGCCGTTCGTGCTCGTAAAGCACTAGGTGATATTGCTAAATTAACAAAAGATCGTAGAAAAGAAATACAAGAGCGTAAAAACGATCTTTAATTCACTAAATAATATGCAGTTTTTAAATGGAGGTTAACACTATGAAAACTATTATTGCAACCGTGGCAGCTGCTGCGGTAATTACTGCTGGCGCATCTGTTGCCGGCGCACAAGAACTAGGCGGAAGCACCGGCGGTGTATCCCCTTACGTTGGTTTCGAATACACCACCACACCAGATGGCGGGGAATGGT